CTTATAACTCCAACACCTCCTCCCTCGTCAGGAAGAACATCTATTTCTTCTTCGTCACCTGGAACATGAAGTTCGTCTAGTCGAACTCGCTGAAGGCCTCCGCCTCCTCCTCGGTCATCTCCCTCACGCTGTTCAGCATCCTCGTCTGCAAGGCGATCTTCCTCCCGTTCTCGGTCACCGTCATCTTCGACAAGTTGGAGGTGGGGGAGATGATGGAGAACGAGAACATCTTCTTCAACAAGATGTTGTAGATCATGATGGCGAGGGTGTCGGAGATGGTCGGGTACAGCTCGAAGATCTCCCACAGCAACAGGTTGTGGAACCTCATGGGGGACTCGGAGGCCTTGGCGTCCTCGTACCTCTTCTGCGCCTGGATCTTGTTGAACAAGATGTAGCTGTTGACCGAGCTGTGCACCACCTTCTCCACCACCTTCATTATGCTGATGGTCTCCCACATGGCCGAATCCTCGGTGTCGGACTCCTCCTCCTCGTCCATGTAGTTCTTCACGTTCGAGATGGCCACCATCAGGAAGTCCATGTCCACGGCCATGACGGACTCCCTGGACTCGTCCTCCGAGTAGACCCCCTCGTCCTCGGTCAAGTGCAACATGCTGCTCATCTTCGGGATGAGGTCCAAGACCCCCTCCTCCGCCATCTGCCTGTTTATCTCCGAGATGTCGAACTTCCTGTCGTACTCCTCGTTGTCGTTGGACATCCTGGTCAACTTGGACTCCGATATCCACATCTTGTTCAACAGTATGTTGTCCAAGATCACTACCGGGGGGGGGTCCATGATGGCCTCCTTCAAGGACTTGTCGTAGAAGCCCTCCAAGGAGAAGTCCACGTTCATCAGCTCGGAGGAGATCGAGTATTTGTCCTCCAAGATCTTGAACCTGCACTCGGTGTGCATCTTGGCCTGCTCCGACATCCTCTTGTTGTTCTTCCTCTTGATCACGGCCAAGAACAACATGTACTTCATCGTGTACGACTTCTTCTGGATCTCGAACTGCAAGTCCTTGTTTATTTTGTACCACACCTCCTGCTTCTCGTGGTAGACGTTCGAGCTCCTGACGTAGTTGATGTTCTGGGTCCCGATCTCCTTCATGTACCTGGTCACGGCCTGGAAGTTCGGGTTGTCCTCGACCATCTCCACGCCGGTGGCCTCGATCTCGATCAAGGCCTTCCTGATCCCGTGGACCCTGGTCTCAGAGGACTTGCAGAAGAACTTCAAGTCGCACCAGTACTTGGTCGTGGACTCCTTGTCGACCCCCTTCGACTCCGAGTAGTAGAGCCTCTGGTTGTTGACCTTGTCGAACTTGATAGCGCAGTTCAGGCCCCAGTTCATCAACTTCCTGGCGTTGCTGATCTTGCTGTCGATCTTCGTGATCTTGACCTCGGGGTCCATCGCGTGGTAGTTCCCGGTCAGCGACATGGAGGACAAGAAGGTCAAGTCCACGCTGTCCCCCCTCGACCTGTCGGCGTAGTTCAGGGTGTTGGACGCCTCGGACCTGGACCTGTACAGGTTCATGATGTTGCCCTTGATGTTCCCGGCGCACGAGAAGTCCGAGAGCATCTTGATGTTCAAGTTCAAGTTGAGCTTCGAGTTGAACTTCAAGAAGTCGATGAAGGCCTTGTACTCGTAGTCCGCGGAGTTCATCAGGGTCTTCATCCCCTCGAACGGGTTCTCCAAGAAGGTCTCCTTGTCCACGTTGAACAAGGACATGATCTTGTTGAAGGTCTGCAAGGTGGAGTTCTTGAAGTCCTTGGAGCAGTCCATCATGAAGTTCATCAAGTCCTTCTTGTCCGACGAGAAGCCCAGGTCCGTCATGTTCATGCTCAACTCCCTCATCTTCGGGTGGGTGAATTTCCTCATCTTGATCATGTCCAACTTCTCCGCCTCTATCTCCTCGGCCATCCCCATGAGGGCCCTGTGGTTGTCCAACAAGAAGAGCGAGCTCTTGATGGTGGACCTGTCGATCATCCTGGAGATGAACTCGTGCACGTCCACCCTGAAGGTGTCCAGCTTCAGGTTCTTCTTCTTCAGCTCCGCGGTGTGGAAGCCCCTCTCGTTCTCCGAGGTCATCTCCGAGATCTCGTCCGTGATCTCGGCCTCCTCGTCGGTCATGGGGTGGATCATGGCCCTGGAGCCGGACATCTGCAAGGCCCTTATCAAGGAGTGGACCACCATGGTGTCCTGGAACTCGTATTTCCTGTTCATCCCGATGAAGTAGGACTCGGAGAACCTCTTGTAGTCCAACCAGTCGCTCTGGGACCTGTGCACCTCCAGGGACGTCAAGTTCACCGAGTCCAGGACCTCGTCCATGTTCTTGGCGATCTTGGTGTCGTAGAACTCCTTCTTCAAATCTTTCAACCTCTTGTCCACCCTGGTCGGCAACTCCATCCAGAACATCCCGGACCCCGACTCGTCGAACGGCAAGTACTTCCTGTTCTTGTAGTTCCTGTACTCCGAGTTGGCGGTGAACATCCCCTTGTAGAACTGCGTCAACTCGAACGAGTTGTCCTTGTGGAACATCAAGATCTCGTGGCCGAACATCATCACCTCGATCGGGTACCTCCAAGATATGAACCCCAACTGGCAGGGGATCTCCTCGGTGCTGCATTTCAACTTGTCCGTGATCAGCTTCAAGTCGGACTCCGAGTACTTGTAGTACCTCTTCAACTGGTTGTTCGCCAGCTTCATCATGACCACGATGGTGGACAGGTAGACCCCGTGCTCGAAGGCCCTCCTGATCTGGGAGTACATGAAGTTGACCGCGTCCAACGGGGAGGTCAAGTCGGGGATGGAGTTCGCCGTGTACAGATCCTTCACCGTGGCCCAGATCATCCTCTTCCCGATGGAGAACAAGGAGTTGAACTCGGTGATGATGAATTGCAAGGCGGACTTCTTCCAGTTGCTGTGGATGTTGGACAACCGATACAACAAGTCCACGCATATGACGTAGTACTTCAGCGTCTTCTCCACGTTCTTCAGGTCGCTGAAGAAGAACATGGACAACTTGGTCTTGTCGTCGGAGGAGATCATAGTGGTCTGGATGATCTTGGTCCCGAGCATCTCCAGCAGGATCTTCTCTATGAAGTAGTCCACCAAGTCGTCCATGATGCAGTGGTAGATGGAGCTCAAGAAGTGGAACATCCCCTGCCCCATCCCGGAGAACAAGACCGGCGCCCCGTTGGTGTCCCTGGACATGGTCCTGAAGTACTCCACTGAGGACAAGAACTCCTCCTCGGTGTCAGGCTTCTTCTCCCACTTCGTCTTCAGCTCCTCCGGCGTCAGGATCACCTTCCTGGCGAAGGAGATGATGACCGTGACCATGTAGTTCCTCAACCTGTCGTCCAAGGGCCAGTTGAAGACGAAGTGGGCGAAGTTCTCCATCACGAAGGCGGGGGACCACCTCGTGGCGTCCGCGTTCAGAGATGTATACATCGCGTGGTTGTTCGTCCCCTCCTTCTTCATCTTCTTGTAGTTGAAGATCATCATGTCCTTGAACGCCGTCATCTTGTTGGACTGGATGTCGGCCTTCTTCCTGTCGTGGGTCAGCATCTCCTTCTCGTGCTTCTCCGACAGCTTCTTCGCTATCATCTCCACCGCCTTCATCACCATCCTCAACTTGACGGACTGGATCAAGATCTCTCGGGCCCCCCCTATCTGGGACTTCGGGAAGAGGGCGAAGATCGCCTCGATGATGGAGTCCTGGGTCGCCAGGGTGAAGAGCATGTGGCTGGACATCTTCTCGACCTCGTTGAAGAGCGTCAGGAAGCTCCTGGACTTCTTCACCTTCGAGTCCCACTCCAAGACCTCGGACACGTGGGGGCCGCCCACCAAGGACGAGGTCATCATCATAGCGTCGTCGATCACCTCGGTCATGGACTTCATCAAGCTGTCCAAGAGCAGCAAGTGGTTCGATTTCTTCCTGAAGAACATCCTGGACGCCATCACCACGAACATCTTGTCGAACGTGTGGAGCAGGTCCTTGTTCCTCCAGAACTCCCTCTTGTTGTTTATGTCCCCCTTGCTCCAGGCGGTCTCCCTGATCTTCAAGAAGGCCAACTCCGCCTCCGTCATCTTGGACACTATCCTCTTCACCCTGTGGTCCAAGAAGCCGGCCTCCTTGTCGAACAAGTTGCAGATGTAGATCTCGTTCATGGTCGAGGCGAACTCCACCTCCACCTCCAAATTGAAGAAGCTCGGCATGAAGACCCTGTCGTTGTCGTTGTTGTCGGAGGCCATCTTGGAGATCCTCTTGAACCAGTTGTCCTTCACGTTCTCCATCATCTTGGAGTACCAGTTCATCTGGGTCACCCTCACGTAGGCCTCCATTCTGCTCCTCACCGGCTCGGAGTTGATGTCCGTGACCAACTTCTCCCTGTAGGTCATGTAGCCCAGGGCCGAGTGCATCAAGTACCTGTTCAACTGGGTGGAGGTGCTGGTGCCCCTCTTGTTCTCCAAGTAGATCATCATCATCGTGGTGTAGGACTCGTCCACGATCTTGAGGTTGACGTTGTCCATCTTCATCATCTCCTCCTTCTTGTCCTTGTGGTCGGAGGCCAGCGAGATGGACAACTCCCTGGCCTTGAGGAAGTGCCTGATGTCCGTGATGGAGCAGGCCAACCACTTTGACTGCAAGTAGTCGTTGTCGTCGTTGAAGTCCCTCCAGGTGTGGAACAAGCTGTCATGAAACTCCTCCAAGTTCTTCTTGTTGATGATGACCTTGTACCTGATCTGGTTCTTCCCGGACAACTTGGCGCCCTTCTGGACCATCAGCAGGTACTTCCCGAAGCTCTTGATGGCGGTTCTCCCGTCCCCCTTCTTCTTCATCCCCTCCTCGTCGTTCGACGCGAACCTCCTTCCCTCCAAGTAGGAGATGTTCTCGTACAGGTCCGAGACGAAGTCGACCAGGGCCCACAAGTTCGTGGAGGTCAGCTCGTCGTAGAAAGAGGAGCCCTCCAACTCCTTGCAGAAGCTCTTCACCATCTTGTTGTGGGGCTGCATCAAGTAGGCCCTCATCCCCTCTATCAAGGACACGTCCTCGTCCTCGGAGAAGCCGATCCCGTCGGTCGGGTACTTGAGCGGCTTCTCCTCCTCCACGTCCAAGTACTGGAGGGAGGAGTCCACCATCGTCGTCCCGTCAGTGAGGTAGTGCATGTTTCTGTACCAGTACGGCACCGACTCCGTGATCTCGGTGCTGGCGGTGGTGCAGGAGGAGACGACCGGGAACTTGAACAGCTTCTTGATCTTGGTGTTGACGTCGGCGTCGTACACCTTCCTCAAGTTCTCCATCCTGGCCTTCTCCTTCTCGATCACTGCCAAGACGTCGTCCTTGTTGAAGTTCACCACCTTGGACAAGTACTCCGGGATGTCGTCGTTCTCCAAGGTCGCCTTCAAGTCGTTGATCAAGTTCACCTCGTAGGCCTTCATGTTCATCTTCGAGGTCTCCACCAAGTCCTCGAAGAACGCCATCTCCTTCAGCG